TGCAGGACTACCCGACCAACTGGCGTTATACCAATTTTGGTCTACACTTGTGAAATAACTTTTTGTAGATGGTCCAACTACTATTGCACAGTGACCAACACCATTATTAAATGACCCAGTACCCCATATAGCGAAATCTCCAGGTTTAGGCACAAAATTTGTAGTGTTTTTATAACGAATAAAGCCACTTGGTAACTTGTTGTATCCCCATGCAATAGCGTTACCAGGTGGCCAATAATTCCAATATTTAATTGATATATAAGCATTTAAGTCCCAACATTGTGCGCCATAGGCACCGTCAACATTTATGGACTTTCCTATAACACTTTTAGCCCATTTGGCTACTTGTGTAGCTGTCGGTTTTTGAGCCATTACATCACTCCTTAGAAAAATACTTGTGCAAACGCTAAAGCCCCAACAATAACAGTTCCTAATGTACCGATTATTGCGACCCATAATTGCACATTACCTCGTTTACGTTCCGATACTGAATGTTCAATATTATCTACACGCTTAGTAGTCGTTTCAACATTAAATTCTACATTTTTAATACGATCGTTATATCCGTCCATCTTTTCATCAATAGACTCTAATATATGGTTTGTTTTCTTGCTCGTTTCAGTTAACGCTTGTGTACTCATTGACAGGGTGTTTATAGTAAGCTTTAAATCATTGTGCAATTCCATATGTTTGCTATCAACATCTTTAATACGACCTGTTAGTTTGCTTATATCAGCTATGTGGTCAGTTTTTAATACATATCTATTTTCGTCTGGCATAAATCTCTGCACCCCCGAAAAACGCTACAACACCACAAACAGCACTTAATGTCGCAAATTGCATTGGTGTAAGCCAATTAATTGCGTTAAACAAACTGGCACTTATCATGAGTAGGTAAATTAGCGAACATGTCGAGCCACCTAAAAACAATGACCAATGAAAAAGGCGATTACGTTTAGGCATCAACCAACTTGAATAAATCAAAAATAAACTTGATATAGCCATCAATATCCCCCACACCCAAATAGGCATAACTTGATGTAAGGCTTTATAAAATTCTGAATCGCTTAATACTGCCTCTTGTTCGATTGCGAAGAACAAACCACGCCATAAGCTGAATACACCTAAGCCGAACAGTAGTGTGCTTGAAATCATTTCTGGTAAGGACATCTTATTCATACAACACCCACTTTCATTTAAAATAAAAAGCCCACTGATTATTCAGTAGGCTCTGTAGTTGGGAAGTATTGTTCCCTTATTTGATTGTATTCTTCCATAGTAATTGCAATTGGAACGAGAAAAATTGGATCCATATTCATATCAAAAAATATTTTAGCTTGTTCTAAAAACATTTCATGCATTGTCATTATTTCTCAACCCCTTCTAGTGTTGATACTCTAGTACTTAAACTAGCTAGTTGAACAGATTGTAGTTGGATAATATTCTTTAATGAAGTTATATTATCGGGTAAAACTTCTTCTAGTGGGTTTTCTTCTTCCCATACTTCTTTATCTGTACCAAACCATTGTCTTAATTCCGGGTCGAAAACAATAGGATAATACAATCCGTCAGTTGGTGGTATATCCGTATATTCTTCCGGTAAATCATTAGGGTTCATAATTAAGTGTGGTGTTCCATCATATTCCCAAACTTGATTAGCCATTCGTATCAGCCTCCTCATCTTCGTCTAGTTCGTCTAACGCATCCCCGTAATCAGGTAAATCTTCTTCTCCATCTTCGATTACTTCTTCGACAGATGGTTCTTCATCTAATGTAGGGTCGCCTGCGCTTGGGTCGTCATAATCTGGGTCATCGTCTGGGTTTTCTACGATATCTTCATCTACTAAGTCGTCTGCCGATTCACCTTCTAAACCACTTTCTCCACCTGTATCGATGTTATCGAAGAAAGCACCGTCAACTATCCAACTAGTTTCTCCGATACAATAACTAGAACTATTCCAACCAGCTATATCCCCTGAATGAATCATTAATTTAATTGTTCCATCAATATCGATTGAATATATTACAGGGTTTCTTGATAATCCTGAACGTAATAGTCCTGTTTGTGCTTTAACTACCATTTTTGCAGGTATACGACCTACAATAGCGTTAGGTGTTATATTGCTTATATTAAATCGGATATGCGCTCGTGTTATACCATTAGTTGTAATAACTCGGTACTCATTTCTGTATAACGTACCTTCACCGCTTATTTCATTTCTGTTAATTGCGCCATTCTCTAATTGAAATTGAATCCAACCTGTATCAGCATTCTGTTGTTTACCGTATTCTTCAGTGACTATTTTTTTCCAACCTATAAACTGATTATTTGTGTGGATAGTAGTTATATATTCAATATTTCTATAATTATGTCGTAATCTGATTTGTTTTCTGCCATTAGCACCTTCGTAAACATCGATTTCTGCAATATAACTTGCTAAGTCTGTATCAAAAGGCGCATCAATAGTATTAGCTTGTGCTGGGATTGTACCTTCATATAATCCAGGTGAAAGCTGCAATATACTTGTTGTGATATTACCTAATGAAATGCGTTTGTTTTTGTTTGATGAAGGCTCGAACAGTTCCCAACTAGTCCAAGTTGGTGAGTTCACTCGTCTTGTCATATAAATTAAATTTGAGTTATAAGGTTGGAATGTTATAATTCCGTATCCCCCAGACCTAAATGTTGCATTTATAAAACCGCTAAACCCATTTCCATTAGGACTGTTAACAGGTGTGGTCACGTATACTTTTTCAGTTTTGGTAAAGTAATTATCTAATGTTGTAACTGATAAATCCGGTGAACTAATCATTCTCGTAAAACCATCATCACCTGTCACTTTATGTTTCTGCCAATTAGTTGTATTAGATTGATTTAATGCGTTTATATCATTGACTGCACTATTTTTAGCAGTTTCTATTTCTGTCTTAGCATTGTCGGTACTCGTTTGTACGTCATTTGAAAATGTCGTCTTAATGACTTCGAAATCATCTTTAGCTGTATTTACTGTAAGTTGTAAATCTAACTTTGCTTGATTGATTAGTGCGTTCATTTCATCAACAACAGCTTGACCATCTGATAGTTTCTCATTAATGTTATTTACCATGTTGTTGATTTCAGCTTCTAATTCAGCGAATATCCTAATTTCTTTCATTTGAACATCTGCAGGAATATCGTTTATTAAGCTATCTTCAATATTAAAAGTGAATTTAACTTGTGTAATAACACTGTTCTCACCTAAGACTTTAATGTAAATCTGACCCTTAGCTAAACCACTATGTGCTAAAAAAGCATCAGTTAATTTAACCGATACTTTACCGTTTAATGGATCATCATAATTTAAATTATGTTTCTCAAAATATCCATCATGTGCCACTAAAAAAATCGATAGTTCAGTAGTCGCTTCATCTAATAACAAAGGTTGATTGCCATATGTTAAAAAGAAACGTAATACTGCACTACCGACATCTGTATCATCGAAAGATATATTTGTCTTAATAGGTGCCTTATACTCTGCTGATGTTTCTAATTTTATATCACCATATTTTTGTACCATTTAAAAACCTCCGATTATTAGACTTCAAACCACTGACTCCAACCATCTTTTTTAGTATATGTTCTACGTTTTTCTTTAACGCTTGCACTCCTAGCGAATGGTGTTGCTCTTTGAATAGCTGAACTTGCTTTAGTGAAATCAATAGACCCTATATTCCAATGTGTGACGATTGAAGATGATTGATTAGGATAAGGACCATTTGTAGCATCACTCAATACATGATAGTCGCCACCATAACGTATTGTATTAGGGTTTCTAACTAATCTAGGTGCGCTATCTTTTTTAGCCATCATCTTTCCACCAACATGTAACCCTCTATCATCAACTATGAATATTGATTTCTTTAAGTCATATCTATAAAAAGCGACACGTTTATCAAGATATAACTTACTCATAGGCTTACGTTTATCGTCTCTCATAACGATACCTGCATAACCTGTATTACCATTGATCAAGTTAAGTTCTTTACTTTCGATAGTATTGTAATGTTGTAACATACCGTATATGAATTGATTATCAAACCTTAAATCACCTATCATATTCATGATTCTGTGGATATCATTATCTCTAGGTTGTACTTTTTCTTTAGCTACATATAAGAAATCAAGTACAGGTCTTTCTGCTTTATGGTTACTATCCACTAACTTATTCAACATTTGACCATGTAAGATACTTGCAGCACTACCACCACCGTCTAGGTTGTAAGCAAACTTAATTTTACCGCCACCTTTTCCGAAGTGATCTTGTAATGTATCAATTACTTCAGGCAACGTCATACCTTTGTGGTTTAATTGACCTGTTTTAATGCGTCCGTCACATGTAAAGAAGAAAATATCATTGTTTGGTAATTGACCTATTACTTGTCTAGGGTGAGAAACTTCACTGTTTGGACTGTACATACCTGTTTGATATGCAACTTTGCCATCTAAGAATAATGGTCCAAAACCACTAACGGTGTTGTTAATGCCTTTTTTCTTTATTTCAGAAGCTGTTACTGCTTGTGGGTAGGCGTATAACTCATTGTTATCTCCTATTGTCATCGTCCATCTATCTTTTAAAGGCTCATAATCTTTAACACTGTCTAATATTTTACCTTCGTATATTTGTTGACCGTGTAACATTAATCTTGAACCACTACCCGTACTAGCATTTGCTACAAAACTAGCTCCTGATAGTTGAGCAAACTCTCTAGGTGTTATATGTTCAGGATGGCTTTTATCGTCTCCTACAATACCTCTTTTAAGCTTAATTAAGTTACCTTCTTTATCCTTATGTGGAATGATAACCAATTTATATGAAGTGTCGTGTTTACGTCCTTTAGTTGAAGTGATTTCATCATAAAACGCTGTTTTTGTGATTTGTTCTTCATGCTTATTTGCTAACGTTTTAGCTTGATTACTAATATCATCTAGCTTGAATAAATCGTTTTGTAATCTTGCTTGTAATGTTTGATGTTTAGTACCGTCAATTGCAACGTGTGCGTCTTTTAGTTCAGCATTACCGTCACCATTTGCACCAGTGATAATATTCTCTATTTGTGATTTCATCATGCCCACAACTTTATCTAACTTATTGTTAAATATCTTAATTTGTTCGGCATTATGTGCATAGTCTTTCTTTTCTTCATGTTCTTTAGCCAATTCGCGTATGTTAATTAATGCTTGTTCAATCTCTCTGAAATTGCGTTCATTCTGACCAACAAAATGTTCATTAAAAATATCATCGAGATATTTAATAAGCCTTGTTTGTTCCATTTATCTAGCCTCCTAGTAATGTAGCTTGTAATTTGCCACCTACAACACTTATTGCGTATTTTTTATCATCATCACCCGTTAAAGTAATACTCTTATCGGATATCTGATTGATACGTTCTTTTTCATCAGTTGTTAGGTTATTCTTTTGCACAACAGAAGTGACTGCATTTACCTTGTTGGTAACAACTTTAAAATTCTTGCTTGCTCCCATGCCACCATTTCTACCTAATCCCGATGCAAAATTAGCGGCTTGGTTTATACTTCTTCTATATCTATCTCTACGCTTGATATCTCCTAGCGTTACATCTTGTTTAATAATTTCATTATTAGCATCACGTTGTGTATTGATTTCCACTATTCTTACTTCTTCGTTTAGATCTAAAACATCGTCTCTAACTGGAACCACATCACCTAATCTAGGTACTGCTTCAGGAAAGTATTCTCTTAAAGCTACAAAATCAAGCGACAATGAAGTTTTGAAAGAATTATTGATTGCTGCTTCTAATCTAGCTTTCATCGTACTTTCTTTTGTTATTCGACCATCTATAACTGGTTCAGCTTCTAACTTCCCGTATTGCGTCGCTAAAGGATGTGTATATTCGACTTGTAACGCAGCTGTTCTAAAGTCTTCGTCATCATCAAACCCACCATATCCACGAATATAAGTACACAACTCGTTGGCATCATCTTCGAGGTGAATGTTATTTGCATTTACTTCGCTAGAAATATAATATTTTGCTTTATTTTCAAAATATGGTGTGAATGTAAATGTCTTAGTTGCTTCATCATACGTGTATTCAAGGGAATATCTATTTAAACCATTCTGTAACATTTCTAATCGTGTATCTCCATCTCCTGCGTTTTCCCACCTACTAGAGTTAGGTTTAGTAGTTAACTTAAACTTATAACCACTATTACGAAACACACTTGTAAAATAGTTGAACGGTGTCAG